GGCATACAAGGCGGGCACATCTGGATCCGGCGCAACTCCCGATGTCGTTGGCATCGCAGGCGACTGGACACATGCAATGTACGGCACTGTTGAGGGCGTACAGGTCCGCTATTCTGCAGACGCTACGCTTACAAGCGGCAATACTACTATCAACCTGTTCCAGCAGAACATGTTCGCTGTTCTCGTTGAGATTGAAGTCGGATTCGTCGCGGAGACTGACTACTTCGCTAAGCTGACCAAGGCACACGCATGATCAAGATGATCGATCGCTATTCGGGTGTCGTAATGTGGGTGCACGAGTCCAAGGTGGACGAATATAAGGCACGGGGGCACAAGATTGCCCCTGTTGCCAAACCCGCAAAAGCCCCGAAGAAGACAACGAAGAAATGAGGTGATCACATGGCTTATGCAACCGTCGAAGATGTGCAGAGCCGAATGGTCAAGACGCTGACAAGCGTACAGCAAGATGTGTGCATCGCCCTGCTCGATGATGCGGCAGTGCTGATTGATTCGTTTGCATCCAGTGCGACGGAAGCGGCGAAAAAGACCGTGTCCTGCAGTATGGTAATCCGTGCGATGGGGAGCCAGGGAGATATGGCTGTTCCTGCCGGAGCCACGCAGGGGAGCGCGTCCGCACTGGGCTATTCTCAGTCGTGGACATTCTCCAACGGCGCCACAGGCGAGCTGTATTTATCGCGGACGGAAAAGAGGTTGCTGGGTGTCGGTAACAGCATCGGCTCTTATTCGCCCGTTGAGGAGTTGGCAACATGACAGGCGAAAGCATTGTCTTATACAACAAGGTGCAAGTCGGGGCGGATGACTTTGGACGTCCGATTTATGAGGAAACTGCGGAGACGGTCGATAATGTGCTGATTGGTGAGCCCTCATCGGAGGACATCATCAACGAGCTGAATCTATCGGGCAAACGCCTTGCTTATACGCTTGCTATTCCCAAAGGGGACGAGCACGAATGGCGCGACAGGACAGTCGAGTTCTGGGGCGAGAAGTTCCGCACATTCGGCAGACCGACGCAGGGCATCGAGCATCTCATTCCGCTTGCATGGAATAAAAAAGTAAAGGTCGAGGCATATGAGTGATTTTGAATTTGAGCTCAATCTCCCCGGCCTTAATGAATTGATGAAATCGCCAGACATGCAGGCACACCTTGAGGTCGCGTCTGCAAGGGTGGCGGATATAGCAGGGAAAGGATTCGGGCATCGTGTCGGCGTCGCGACTTTTACCGCAATCGGCAATGTTTTTGCGGAAAACAAGGATGCGGCGAAACAGGCATACGATGACAATACGCTGTTAAAGGCGCTCGGAAGCGCAGGATTGGGGGCTCACTGATGATAGAGGTTACATTACGTCAATATCTTGGAGAGCATCTCGATGTCCCTGTGTGGTTGGAAGAGCCTGAGAGCCCGCCGAAGTCCTATGTGCTGATTGAGCGCACAGGGTCGCAGGATACGGACTGCATCGAGACGGTCACGTTCGCCCTGCAGTCTTACGGGGAAACGCTCTATGAGGCGGCAGAACTCAATATGACGGTTAAGGCGCTGATAAAGCAGGCCGTCGAGCTTCCGACCGTTTCCGCTGTCTATATCAATTCAGACTACAACTTTACCGACACCGAAACAAAACGTTACAGATACCAATGTGTGGCGGTCGTCACACATTATGAGAGGTGATACACATGGCAAATACAGTTGATTATGTGTCCACAGGTAAACCCGCAGGCGTAGGCGCTGTTTGGCGTGCTCCGCTCGGCACTGCCCTGCCTACCACAGTGGACGCAACTCTTGACGCCGCTTACAAATGCCTTGGCTACTGCTCTGAGGACGGCATGACCAATGCTACAAGCATCAGCACGGAAAACATCAAGGCATGGGGCGGGGACGTCGTTGATACGCCCATGACGGAGAAGATCGAGACCTATAAGTTCAAGGCGATCGAATCTCTGAACACGGAAGTCCTCAAAGCGGCATATGGTGACAGCAATGTCACAGGCACTGCGGCGACAGGCATCACAGTTCGTCACAACGCGACTGATCAGCCCGCCTGCGTCTATGTCGTTGATATGCTTCTCCGCAATGGTGGCAAGCAGAGGACAGTCATTCCGAATGCAAAGCTGTCCAACTTGGGCGATGTCGTCTACAAGGGCAACGAAGCAACGGGCTACGATATGACCATGACCGCTATGTCCGGCGGATTCGCAGCAGGCGACAACGACACATCCAAGGATTACAAAAAAGCGGCTACGGAGGGCAACGGATGAGCAAAGGCAAGACATCAACAGGGTTCGAGTTTGAGTTAGACACTGATGTCATCATGGATATGGAGTTCATCGAGCTCGCCGCCGAAGCATCAGAAAATGGCACGAAATATCCTGCTATGGTCGAATATGCTCTCGGCAAGGAGCAGAAGAAAAGGCTCTATGATCATGTGAGGAATGAGCGCGGGCGCGTCATGTTCGACGATGTACGACGCGAGTTTGACGAGATCTTCAATATCGCAAACGCAAAAAACTCCTGACCCTCGCTCAGATGATTGCCATTGATCGAGACGCGCTTCTGTGTGACCTCGCTGAGACATACGGAATATTTGATTTTAACGCGCTGCCGGTGGGAACATTGGCGGCGCTTTCTTTTGGTTTACGAGAAAATTCGCGAATCAAACGGAAGATCAACGGCGTTAATGAGGTTGATGAATTGGCTCTGCTTGCTTCGATAGCTGACAGTTTAACGGTGATCAGATATATCCTCCGCGGACAGGATCCTGCCGACGCATACATAGTGCAGGCGGATATGTATCGCAAGGAGGCTCCGAAACAGGCACCGCCAATTTACAAATTCGCATCGAGCGAGGAATTTAAGGAGATTTGGAACAATGGCTGATCTCGGAAAAGCATATGTGCAGATTATTCCGAAGGCAGAAGGAATATCTGGGAAAATAAAAGAATCACTCTCGCCCGGCGCAAAACAGGCGGGAACAGACGCAGGATCAAGCATTGCGGGTAACATCAAGAAGGTCCTCGCAGGCGCGGCGATCGGCGCAACGGTTGTTAAGGGATTCAAGGCGGCACTCGATGAGGGCGGAAAACTCCAACAGAGTTACGGCGGACTTGAGACCCTGTATGGTGACGCGGCAGATGCGGCGAAGAAATACGCGGCGGAGGCGGCGTCTGCGGGCATATCCGCGAATGATTACGCGGAGCAGGCGGTAAGTTTTGGAGCATCCCTCAAGGCGGCGTTTAAGGGCGATACGACCAAGGCCGTTGAGGCGGCGAATACTGCCATTCTTGACATGACGGATAATGCCGCAAAGATGGGCACGCCGCTTGAGAACATACAGAATGCTTACCAGGGCTTTGCAAAAGGCAACTACACCATGCTCGATAACCTCAAGCTTGGTTATGGTGGCACGAAGTCCGAAATGGAACGTTTGCTTGGAGATGCGGAGAAGCTGACAGGCGTCAAATACGATATGAATAATCTCGGCGATGTCTACGCCGCGATCCATGCGATACAGGATGACTTGGGGCTGACTGGCGTAGCGGCAGAGGAGGCGGCTACAACCTTCAGCGGTTCGTTCGGAGCAATGAAGGCGGCGGCGCAGAATGTGCTTGCAAATCTTGCCACTGGCGGAGATGTGGCGGGATCCATGCAACAGCTTGCACAGAGTGCAGGAACATTTCTGTTTAACAACCTCATTCCAATGTTAGGCAATATCGTGAGCGCCATTCCCGGAGCACTCGGCAGTTTCATCAGCGCGGCGGCTCCGCTGATTGCGGAACAGGGCAAGGCGATTATCGATAATCTGATAGGCGCCAACGGACAGCCCGACATAATTACAAAATCGGGCGAAATCATCAATAGCCTTATCACTGGAATAACGCAGAAGATACAGGACCTGACGGCGGTCGCGCCCGAAATCATGAGCACGATTGCAAATGGAATTACGTCTGCTATTCCGACAGTGATCGAGAAGGGTTCGGAGATAGTCACTGGTATTCGCGACAGCCTCACGACCAACATTCCCATTCTGTGGGAGAGCGCGACAACACTTGTATCGGACTTTGCGAGCAAAATCGGCGAGGCATTTCCGACATTAATTGACAAGGGCGGAGAATTGATCTCGACCATCGCTGATGCTATTGTTGAGCACCTGCCCGACCTTGCTACCAGTGCAATGGACATCATTAACTCTATTGGTGATTTTCTTGCTGAGAACATTCCGACATTGGGTGAGCGACTCGGCGAGTTCATGTCCAACATGGGCGAGACAATCGTGACGAACATTCCAGTCATTCTTGGCGCTATCGGTCGTGCCGCTCCGACGGTTCTTGAGGCTGTCGGCAAAATCGGAATGACCATCATTCAGAACATCATCAAGCTCGTGCCGAAACTGCTTAACGCAGGCGTGCAGATTGTTGGAGGCCTTGCGCGAGGCATGGGCGGCGCAGCTCTCGGACTCGTCCGCACAGCAATGGCCAACATCAAGAGTGCATTGGAAGAGCCCATTCAGAACGCCAAAGATACGATTGACGGAGTCTTGGATGGTATCAGAGGATTCTTCCCGCTCGACATCGGCAGAATCTTTTCTAACTTACAGCTTCCGCACATCAGCGTTAGCGGAGGCACCCCGCCCTTCGGAATTGCAGGAAAAGGATCCCTGCCGAGCTTCTCTGTTGACTGGTATGAGAAGGCCATGGAACAGCCCTATATCTTCAGCCGTCCTTCGCTCATCGGCGTCGGTGAGGCAGGCGATGAAATGGTATATGGCAGGAACGCCCTGCT